TAATGACATTTACAGGCAAAGACGTAACCGCAGTAAAAGACATATTATCTGAGTTCCAAATTGATTGGATCATGTTAACAATTGTGATGTTTTATTTTGGGGGTGGTTTAGCGGATAGTGTTATGAAAAAGAAATAAAGTTCCCCTGCTAGTTCTCCATAGCCCTGACCACTCTGATCTAGTGGTCTTTTTTATGGAGCTTTATTTAGCACCCCACAAGCCCAAGAAGATAGTTTTTCATCTTTAGCTTTGCTGGCCCATAAAGCCTTTTCTTCTGGTGTGCAGCGTATATATATCCGTGATGATTTAGTAATCTCTTTAGAAGCGTTCTTTTGTCCTGTCATGCCATGTTTGTTATCAATCATTCTTTATAATCCTCTGCGTCATTTAACTCTTCTTGCGTCCATAGAATATCATCTATAGCTACTTGAACTGTCTTTATACTAGATTCGATGCTTAAAGCTTTTGAGTAAAAATCTTTATCTTCAATATTCATTTCCATGCGAATATCTAGCAAAGAAAATAGCGTACTTTCCAACTTTTTATGTAATTGGTAATTATTCATAATATTCTCCAAGATTAACTGTCTAAGTATTTTTGCAAAGGCAATAGTTGTTCATCCATACATATATGAGCAACACTTTCACAATAAGATTTTACAAATTCTCTGACAGTCTCATCACTTTGCAAATCTTCAAGATAGAACTTAACCAACTTAGGATCAACTTCTATGGTGTAAGAAACTTTAACTTTCATGTGATGCTCCTTGGGGCCGCAGCCCCTATTGTTAATTAAAAGTTGTAATCGTAAAAGGCATAAGGTGCTTGAGTAAGCCCAAACCTAGAGCCGTTAGAAGTCCATGCTTCTGGATTGTTCTTTTTGCGTCTAATGCGAATAACTGGATTATTAGGTTCACTTGCATAAGTTACTTTTTGATTGTGCTGATTTTCAGTGTGTGCAGAAAAGCCGCCAGCGTACTGATTCAAGTGCGATATGTCATGCTTAGTAGCCATTTGCCTAACTTCAATAGTCTTATCACTAATAACCTTAACAATCTCAAAAGCGTGTACATCACTGTAGCAATACTCTGAAACGTGGGTAAAAGTCTTAACTTCTTCTACTATGCGAAATTCTGAGTTAGCTTGCAGGTTATCAAGATGATCAATAATCTCCTGATCAAGATTGTCTCTAGCTAATTGCTTAACTATGTAAGCGTCCCAGCTAGCTTTTTTCTTAGCCATTTTAGCTTCACACTCAGCACGATCAGTAGTCTCGTTTTGACGCGATTTAGTCCATCCCCAAACTTCCATTCCATCTGGTGAGTTAAATACTTTTTCTTCAAAGTTGTAATAAGTAGTAGTAATCATGTGATGCTCCGTTTGTTTATTAACTTCATTCAATAAACTAATTGTACGCTCAAATAGAATAGACAACAATAGGGGTAAGTAAAATAAATTAAAAAGTGGCAATAAAGTGGCAGGGCAGAGACAAAAGGTGGCAAATGTAGGCAATCAAAGTGCCACTTAAAAAAAAGGCAACGCTTCAAGTAATTGAAAACGCTGCCTTTTTATACTGCTATGTGGTGGAGATGGGGGGAGTCGAACCCCCGTCTATTGTATATAAATCAATGACTTACGTCCTGGGAGTGGCAGGAAGGTGGCATATGTACCAATTTAAGTCCATATCTGATCACTTTTTAACCAACTTTTTGGGTTCAGTTCCTACCTTGGGAATCGAACCCGCGTCCCCGAATTTAGCATCAATCAAGCTACCCCCATTATTATCTTCTGTCTCAATCCATTTAGCGTATATGGTAGTCGTAATGCCGACATTTTTGTGACCTAGCTGGCGACTATACCATCCTAGTTTTTCTCCAGCCGTAAGCATCATAGAAGCGTAAGTGTGTCTCGTTTGGTACGGCCTACGATAACGAACCCCTGCGTGTTTTAAAATAGTCGTCCATCTTTTCCTTATAGGCTGATCTCCTGTCCATGGCTTGCCATGTAGCGGGTCGATAAATACCTCTTGATCAGCTAGGAATGTGTGTTCTTTTTGTGCCATTAACGCTTTTCTTGCTTGCGGAAGCATTGTTATTATTCTTTCTCCCGCTTCTGTTTTTGGCGGTTCGGCTTCGTCAGCGGCTTGGGTTAATCCTTTGTCCACATTGATCGTGCCGTTGATAAAATCAATATCTTCCCATAATAAGGCACATAATTCGCTGGTTCTCATGCCTGTCCAAAACGCAAACCAAAATAAGTTACGCACTTGACCAACGGCAGTTTGATAAATTAGTCTCATTTCTTCTATGTTGAAAGGGTCTAGCTTTTTTGCTTTTGCTTTGATCTGGGCATATGTTTCAGCGCGCTCGTATAAAAAACCTGTTAAAAAGTTTTTTTCAATCACCTCATCATTTACAGCAAGGGAAAGGGCGCGTCTAAAAGGTGACACGACATTTTTTATTCTCTTATTGCTCATCTGTTTTTGAGTAATAATCCAATCACGAAAATGATAAGCGCGGAAATCATATACAGAAATGTGACCAAACTGGGGGATCAGTTGGTTAAACACTATTTTTCTATACCCGACTATTGTTGATGATTTTTTTTGATCAGATATGGCTCTAAACCATTTCTTTAATATTTCTTCAATCGTTATATCTTTAATTATGTCTGCAAACTTATGAAGGTTCTTTGACTCAGGAAAAACAGTGGCGTAGTCAAATGTGCCGATAGCTATCTCATGGAGGATAGCTGCACGATGGTTAGATACCTTCTTTAAGTTAGAGGGCGTAGGCTTGAGCTTGATTGGTTCCCGGCAGCGTTGCCCCTGATACTGGAACGTAACCTCGATTGTGGTCGAATAGCGGGACTCGACACCTTCGTACTTTCTGACCATTTCTCAAACCCCGATATGCTGATTAGATAGCGTCCATCTGGTGCGCGAAAGAATTCTTTTCCTTCATTAAATACGCCATTTTGACATTTTTTATAAATACCATCATAGCCATAACCAGATAATTCACAAAACTTCCTTATTAAAACTCGGTCTAGCATATTAACCCCTGCAATCCAATTCCTCAACCACACAACTGGTCGATACAAAACTACGGCCTAAATTACTGGTCTTTGGTATGGGCTTCCTCACCCACTTCACTAGCATTTGTCGCCTATTTATTTCTTCAACTATATCTGCGTCAGCCAACATTGACATTGGAACTGGCACTATCACTTGCAGTTTATTATTCATTACTTTTCCTTAAAAGGGGTCGCCATACTGATTGCCATACTGGTCAACTGCTGGCTGCTGTGGGGTTTGATAATGCGGTTGTGCTTGTGCTTTTTGATATTGCTGCTGAACCCCACTGGGGCCAGTGCTTTTGCTATCAAGCATTTGCATATCAGAAATAATTATTTCAGTCTTATATTTTTTCACCCCGTCTTTATCCCATGATTGAGTTCTTAACTGACCTTCCAAATATAGCTTTGATCCTTGCTGAACATATTGACCAATGACTCCAGCCAAACCTTTAAAAGCTACGCAGTTGTGCCACTCAGTACGCTCTTGCTGTTGGCCTGTGTTCTTATCCTTCCAAGACTCACTTGTAGCCAAGCTAAAGCTGGCAACAGGATCACCGCTAGGCATTGCTTTCATTTCGGGTTGTTGGCCTACATTTCCCACTAAAATAACTTTGTTTATGCCCTTGGACATTACGCCACCTCTCTATATGTTAATGAATGAATAGCCGCTTTTTGCTTGCTGTTTATCATGTTCCAAAGGAATATTTGTTCTTTTTCAGTTAGCTCTCCCATTACTTCTATTGCTAATGATGAACCCTTAGAAGTAGAAGGCTCCTTAATCGCTTCAAGCAAGGCCATTAGAGTCGATTGCATTTGTTCTTTGTTGATGCGCTGTTTACTTGGTTGCGCCCAATCTGGCAGTGTAGGAGCAAGCCAGTTAACGTATCCATCAACTCCCTTTACCTTTGATGAGTGACTACCTTCTTGTTTTCCTTGGATCACTGTTGCAAAGTTTTCAGTCAATCCATACAGATACCTTCCAATACCCCATTGGACTGCGGCCCTTTTCATTGAACCACTCAACCCACCTTTAGTGGCTTCAACATCTGTATTATCTGCACCATCCCACTTGGTAATCCATTCACCACCTATCTTTACTGACAGGCCGCATAAGATTCCCCCGCATGGGGCTTGGGTGTATTCGTTGCGCCAGTTTTGTGGGCCGACAGTGTTATCAAGCCGATCCATGATCGCCCTATTGTCGATGTAAGCTAGAGCCATTATCCAAGGCGCACCAGTTTTAGAAACGCCAGAGCGACACACGCGCCACTCTATATCCCTTGGCAAAAACGGAACTTTCAACATATCTAAGGTGTTCATGGATCACCTCTTTTTATTTGATCAACAATTTTTAATGCAGCTTGTTTATATGCTAAATGTTTTTCAGCGTTTAAGTTTTTACAATAAGGATTGTTGTACTCAAACAATTTGTGAAAATCACTTAAAGCCTCTAAGTAAATGTCAATATTCATATTTCTATCCCCGATAAAATTAATACAATTACAAACAGCCATACATTCATTGATGCGCGGCTCATGCTGTCATTCCAACTGTCCACCAGACTGCTACAATTGCCCAAATAAGAACCCCTAGCGAATTAATCACCAACGTATATCGTGAGATATTCATGCCTCACCTCTTATGGTTAAAAAATCTAAATACATGCCAAATGGCGCAGGCTTTTCATTCTGTAAATAATCAAAGAAGTCATAAACCCACTGCATAAAGTCACAATCTTGGGCTAGGTCTGTTGCTGCTTGACCTTTGTTCTCATTAAATAATGCGGCTGCAAATATGCTTGCGGCTTGGTCTGTTGCGCTGCCGTTTTCATTAATCCGATCAAGCAATATGTCAAAAGCTGTGTAGATGGTTGGCTGATTATTCCAGCCAGCTTGAAAGGTGACTTCACGATCTAGCATTAGAGATTGGTAAATGTCTGCAAGTGGCGAACACTCGTTAAAGACACCATCGACAGGTGCGTCATAATCATCGGTGTATGCGTTGACTTGTTCAGTAACATGGCAATAAGTATTTAAAGAGTTCATTTTTTGCTTCTCCGTTTACGTTTCTTGTCTTAAATAATACACCATGTAATAAAAAGGAGCAACAAGAGGGAGCAAAATAGGTTTATAAATAATACTTATAGTAGTTTTTTTAACGTAATGAGTTTTAAAATCTTTCCTAATTGTATTAATAAATTATTAAGATCAGTAATATTTAGGCAAAAAAAATCTCCAATAGGAGAGCGGTTGGTATTGACGTAAAGTTTATTTAATTGGGGCCATTAGGCTCAGAATCTTCCTCATATTTCCCGCCCATGATATTGGTTTTTACACAAATACAATTACCTGTTGCAACCTTATGCTTTGGTTGTAACTGGCTGTGTGCATCTACGAAAGGCAACCACCATGACCAAATCTCAGTTTCAGTCATCCAGTGTAGCTTTTTGCAGCGCATCTTATCAAAGTTAAAATTAGTCATAAATGCTCTTATAATTTTAATTGTTTTTTAAAATGAATTTATTGATAAAACAACTCTGCCAATAATTTCAATTTTATTTTCAAGCTGATTAATTATTTCATCATGGTATGTTGGGTTCTCTTTATTGTCGCTCGATAAAGTCCATGAAGACCCGTTAAGACCTTGAACGGCTCTACGGATATGCAGTGCGTCATTAACCAGTAGTGCAAATACCTTCCCATTTTGAAGATTTTTGCAATCCCGATTTATAACCACCTTGTCTCCAACATTTAATTTAGGAGACATTGCATCATCTTCAATTAAACAGACGCATAAATAGTCTGCTTTGTAACCCTCTTCACCAATCCACTTAGTAGATATTGGTAATACTTCCATATTACTGTTTCCTCCTTTTGCTTTCACTTCATTATTAGCTGCCTCATTAGCACTTAAAATTGGTACAGGGTAAAAATCTCGCTTATCCATTGGCGGCAATTCAGTTTTACCCAAAAGCCAATCCATTGAAACCTCTAATTCGTCTGCTATTTTTTCTAATACGTCTTTTCTGGGGTTTCTCCTACCTGACACATAATGACCCACAGAGCTTTGGCTTATATCTAAAATTGCCGCCAAATCTTCCTGAGTAGTTTTGCGCTCTTTCATTCGGATCTTTAAGCGGTTATTCCATCCATTCATAAGATAATACTCATTAGATAAATTCAGCATTAATTTTAATACTCACAGTAATAATAAACAGTGACCACAAGTGTTATGTGTTTACTATAATTAATACATGGTGTATTATTCGTGGAAATTATGTAGGGAAAATTAATGCAACTTAAAGCTTTTATTAGGAGCCACCCTAACAGATCAAAAGTTAAGCGGGATTTAGCTGACCTTTTAGGGCTATCTAGCACCTCATCTGTTGACCAGTGGCTAGCTGACATTAGAAGAGTTCCAGTTGATCACATAGCTGGAATTGTGAGCTTTTCTGACGGGCAAATACAGCCTGTGGATCTGCGGCCAGATGTTGAGTTATTTCATAAGATAGGCAAGGTGAGTCAATGACTGAAAAACCGATGGAAGGTAAGCTAAATAATCCCGTAACAGTACACCTAGACGACAAGTTATATAAATTTGTAAAACTTACGGGTGAGCATACGGGAACTGATTTGTCTGTGGTCATTCGATTAGCCCTCTATAAAGAATATAAACAGAAAATGCGTGATCTGAATGTATTCCAACCTCTTTTGGAAGAGTAGCGATATATAAGATAGATGAGCATAGGAGAGATATATGCACTATTACAGCCACAATATAGGCGACTTCAATAACTCCACACGACATTTAACGCGTGTTGAACGTGCGTTGTACAGAGAGTTAATAGAACTGTATTACGACACCGAACAGCCGTTGCAGTCTGTTGACTTTAATCGTTTAGCAAAGCGTGTCTTGGTTCAAACAGAGGAAGAAATGACGGCACTGGGCTATGTGTTAAGCGAGTTTTTCCAAGATTTTGATGGTAATTACAACCATGCAAGATGTGATGTAGAAATAGCTAAGTACCACGCCAATACTAGTGCTAAAGCTAAAGCAGGTATCGCTTCCGCAAAGGCTAGAGCAAAGAGTAAACAGAAAGTAACACCTGTTGAACAGACGTTGAACGGATGTGCAACTAAACAAAAAACAAGAAACAATAAACAAGAAACAATAAACAATAAAAGCATTGTCGAGGCTGGGCCTCAACCTGTGGATGAAGTGCAAGTTATTTTTGATTACTGGGTAATGGTCATGAAGAAAAACGCATCATGCAAGTTAACTCCTGAGAGGAAGAAGTTTATTGATGCGCGTTTGAAGCAAGGTTACGAACTTGATTACATTTTAAAAGCGATTGATGGGTGTTCTAAATCTTCTCATCACATGGGGCAAAACGACAAAGGAACTAAGTACAACTGCTTATCTTTAATTTGCCGTGACGGAGACAAGCTAGAACAGTTTGCTGAAAACATTGGGGTGATTCCACAAGAGGATAGCCAGATATTTATTAACAAAATTAACAGTGGATTTAATGCTAAACAACTTAGTAATCAAAGAAAAACAGCAGCAGTGCTGGATATAGATAACACCGATTGGTGAAGGAACTAACCATGATATTTGGTGAGCAAAGCGTAAAAACGAAAGTGTTAGAAAAAGCCGTTATTTCAAGCATCTTGGCTGGCAGTAGAAGAGTCAGCGAAAAGAACCTAAAAAACGCTATTAACAACGAAATTAAGTTGCTACAGCACCATCGGGAGCTTGGTCATCAAACCGAATTTGAAAAGCAGCGCAGCTTAAAAACAGAGCGTCTTTTGTTGAATGAGGATAGGCGTTGGGATATGAGCCAAGGTTACATGAGTGTCGCACTAGATTTTGGTTTTATATGAAAAATTACCTAGCTACACCAAAGCCCGTAAGTGGTTTCACAGAGGCGAAGCTAGAGGCATACATAAGCGCAGGCAATACCATTAAAGATTGCTCACATGGCGAATCTGGCGGCATGCCAACGATGTATAAAGAAATGATTAGTAAAGCAGCTAAAAAATCAAACAATAAAAGGAGCAAGAAAAATGGTTCATCCAAATAGCAGGGCAGCTATAGAATCAATCGCACCCCTGACAGGGGCGGCTAGAATCGAGGTTTTAAGGATCATTCGCAATAACGGCCCGATCACTAGGCAGGACATTGGTTTAACTTTGGGTTGGGAAATTAATCGCGTCACTGGTCGAGTGCGGGAACTGCTCGACAAAAACAAAATTATTGAGGATGGTGACGATACAAGTCATCCAAAAGCACGAAGATTATTGAAGGTGGCGTTATGACTGCGTTAACCCTTGATGAGTGCAAAGAGGTGATCAGGTTGCATTACCTTGGTAAGCCAACGTGGGCAATCTCTGGTCAATTAAAGATTAGCTCTGGTCATATAAAAGCCATTCGTTATTGTAATAAGTTGCAGTATCCATTGACTGATTACCTAATGATTTTTGACAAACAATCTAAGGATAGGCCAATAGATGAAAAGCCTTGCGCTTGGGATATTCGTTTGAGCATGAGACTTGCCAGACTTCCTTTTAGTGAATGGGCTAACGCTATATGAGTGAAGTCATTTTCAAAGTGGATAACAAAAACGTATCTGGCATGATTTCGCAGATTGTACAGATGATTAACAAGGGTCTTTTCAAAGGCCCAGTTGAGGTGGTGTTAAGGCGAACCAAGAGAACTGATCCTCAGAACCGAAAACTTCAACCAATGATAAGGGATATTAAAACCCAAGTTGAATGGATGAATTTAACCAATGATAAAAATTGGCGGGAGTTCTTTTGCGGCATTATCAAAGGTCAAAAGCCAGCAATAACGCCAGAAGGTAACGTCATAATGATTGGCGTTTCATCTACTGAGTTGAATGTCGAGCAGATGAGTGAGTGCATAGAGTATATGTATCATTTTGGCAGTGAGCGACAGGTTAAATGGAGTGAGCCAAGCCTAAAATTATATTCAGAATACAAAGAAGCCGCTTGATAGAAAAATCTGCCAAAGCAAAGGCAATAAAAATGCTATTGGCGGGTAGAAGCTACGCTGACATTGAAAAAGCAACGGGTGTAAAGAATGTCACCGCTAGAAGTTGGAATATGAAGCGTTTAAAAGGCATTACAAGCCTGAGTGAGATTCGTCAAAGCTGCCGTTATGACAGTGGAGCCATGTATGAACTGGCAGAAATCAATCAAGGCTGGGACACAGCAATGGCCCTCGATCTATTGCGCTATAAATTTACAGATTTTCCCAGATATTTTGAGAAGCAACAATGAAAAAGGCAGAGCGTTTGTATCTTGGTGATGTGGCTAGTATGGGCTGCATAGTCTGTCGTAACTCTGAATGGGGAGAAAGCCCTGCCGAAATTCATCATATTCGCAACGGGCAAGGTATGAGCCAGAGAGCATCTAATTACGAAGTCATTCCCCTATGTCCTGCACATCATCGAACAGGCGGTTATGGGATCGCTATTCACGCAGGCCAGCAAGAATGGGAGGCCGCTTGGGGAACTGAAAGAGCGTTACTTGAGCAGACCTTAATGGACATTAAAAGCCACCGAGGTCAGATCATTGGGCGTTAGCAAAGCAGAGGAAACTTTAGCTTTTCAGATACGGGCCGTTAAGCTGCCAGAACCAGTGCGTGAGCATCGTTTCCATGAGACTAGGAAGTGGCGGTTTGACTTTGCTTACCCTTCTCAAAAGTTGGCTATAGAGGTTGAGGGTGGGGTATGGTCGGGAGGTAGGCATACAAGGGGTTCTGGCTTCACAAATGACTGTGAAAAGTACAACGCAGCATTGATCAATGGGTGGCGCGTTTATCGCTGCACACCCGATATGATTAAGAAGGGAATTGTAGTGAAAGATTTAGCAATTTTATTGGGGAAATTATGACAGGTAGACCGCTATTTGATGTGAATTGGGATCAAGTGGATGAGTTGTGCGCTATTCAGTGTACAGGTGAAGAGATTGCAGGAGTATTAGGCTGTGATTATGACACGTTATGTAGGGCGTTAAAGCGTGAAAAAAACTGTTCTTTTGCGGAGTATTTTAGCCAAAAAGCCAGTAATGGCAAGATGAGCTTGAGGCGCACACAATATACAACCGCTATGGAGGGTAATCCTACAATGCTGGTTTGGCTTGGCAAAAATTGGCTAGGTCAGACGGATAAGCTAGAAACGGCAATTACTCAGCTTCCACCTATCGAGATCGAGTTGTATGCGGCTGAGTAAACCCCAAAGCGAAGTCTTTCGTGATGATACTCGATTTAGAGTCATGGTAGCAGGCAGACGCTTTGGCAAGACCCATCTGGCTATTGTTGAGCTAGTAAGACAAGCGTTGCTAGATAACAAAAGACATTGCTGGTATGTCGCACCAACGTATAAGGCAGCCAAACAGATTGCATGGGAATTATTGAAAGAGTTCTTACCTTTGGAATACATCGAAAAACGCAACGAAAGTGAGTTATCAATTAGGCTGCTTAACGGCTCCATGATCTCTCTCAAGGGTGCTGATAACCCAGACTCATTGCGTGGCGTTGGTCTCAACTTCATTGTGCTTGATGAGTTTGCAGATATGAAAAATACTGCATGGACTGAGGTATTACGCCCAACACTATCTGACAAAGGCGGCTCTGCTTTATTCATTGGATCACCCAAGGGACGCAATCACTTCTATGACCTATGGACTGATGGGGTGGATGGTCGAGATGAGTGGTCTAGCTTTCAGTTCACTACGCTTGATGGGGGTAACGTCCCAGAGAAAGAGATTGAGTCAGCAAAACGTGACCTTGATGAACGCACATTCAATCAGGAGTATATGGCTCAGTTTGTTAACTACTCAGGGATTATCTATTACAACTTTGAACGAGAGCAATCAGTGAAGAAATCAGAAGCGCACTCACTGATGCCGTTACATATAGGAGTAGACTTTAACATCAACCCAATGTCAGCCGTGGTGTTTATTAGAGACAAGAATGATCTTCATGCCGTAGATGAGATTGTCATACATGGGTCAAACACTGACGAAATGGCTGATGAGATTCACCACAGATACCCTAATCGTCCGATCACTATTTATCCTGATCCAGCAGCAAGGCAACGCAAGACAAGCGCAGGCGGCAAGACTGATTTATCCATACTAGAGAACGCAGGCTTTACAGTCAAAGTTAGGCCAGCACATACGCCAATCAGGGACAGGATAAACGCAGTCAACAGCAGGCTAAAAACTAAATCAGGTGATCGACATTTAATCGTTGATCCAAAATGCAAACACGTTATTAAGGGGCTTGAGAGACACACTTACAAAGAAGGAACTTCTCAGCCTGATAAAGATTCGGGGTTCGATCACATGAATGACGCTCTTGGTTATTGTGTGGATTATCTATTTCCAGTGCGTAAAGAAAGCACACAAAGAAAGCCAACTAGGTGGACATAATGGACAGTATTAGTAAAACGCATGATGTATATAATTTGAACGCCCCAAAATGGGAGTTCTTTTTGCGTTCATATATGGGAGGCAATGACTACCGAGATGGTGAATATTTGCTTAAATACATACTTGAAGATAAAACCGAATATCAAAAACGGCTAGACCTTACGCCACTGGATAACCATTGCAAAAACGTAATTAACATCTACTCATCTTTTATCTGGCGTTTACCTCCTACTCGTAACTTTGGAGACTTAGTTGAAGATCAAGCACTCAAATCGTTTTTAAAAGATGCTGATATGGACGGGAGAAGTCTTAACTCGTTTATGAGCGAGGCTCAAATGTGGTCAGGCGTTTATGGTCATGTTTGGTTAATAATGGATAAGCCTGCCGTAATTGCTAACACTCGCGCTGATGAATTGGCGCAACAGGTCAGACCTTATCTAACTTTGATCACGCCAGAAAATGTGTTTGATTGGAACTATGAGCGTTCTGCTAATGGACGTTATGAGTTGACCATGCTCAAGGTTAGGGAGTGGATAGACGATGATCGTTCTTTTTATCGCATTTGGGAAAAGGACACCATCAAAGGCTACGAAGTTATTGGTGAAGACGCTAAGTTGATCGAGAAAATGGATAACCCATTAGGGATCATTCCAGCCGTTTGCTTGTATGGCAATCGCTCACCTATTCGCGGAATCGGTCACTCTGATATTACCGATGTAGCGTATATGCAACGGGCAATCTATAACGAGCTTTCTGAGATCGAGCAGTTAATCCGTATAAGCAATCATCCTAGCTTAGTTAAATCGGTTGATACTGATGCAGGGGCAGGCGCAGGCAGCGTGATTGAAGTCTCTGATACTGACTCGATCAAGCCTTATTTACTCCAACCTAGTGGCGGCAACTTAGACGCAATCCGAGCCAGCATAACTGACAAGGTTGAAGCCATTAACCGAATGACGCATATGGGCGCAGTTAGGGCCACAGACGCACAAACTAAATCAGGCGTGGCATTGCAAACCGAGTTCCAATTACTTAACGCCAAGCTGTCTGAAAAAGCTGACTTATTAGAGTTGGCAGAGGAGCAATTATGGAACCTGTTTGCTATGTGGCAGGGAATCACCTCAGAAATTATGGTTGATTACCCTGATACCTTTGATCTAAGAGACTACGGCACTGAGCTTGAGTTCTTACAACGCGCCAAGGCTTCTGGGGTTAACAGCCCCACCTTTAAAAAGGGCGTTGACAAGGCCATTGCAGAGCTAGTATTGAGTGATGATGATTTAGCTCAAGCGACCATGGAAATAGAAGAGGCTAAGACTATGGGCGAGTTTGAAGACGCTCAAATCTACAAGTATCACATCGACTCAGGCGTAGTTAGTAAAAATGAGGTTCGTAGCGATCTTGGTTTGGAAGCCGTATCAGGCGGTGACTCGCCTATTGAAATGATCCAACCTTCACAGCAGTCAGGTGGCGAATGAGTCAAGCGGCTTTAGCTCACGCCAATAATTTAACGGCCCTTGCTCAGTCACATGGGAGGCTTATTGATGAGGCTTTGATGAGTCTTGAGCTTGAGGTGGCAAAGTTAATTGATGGACTGCCTACCCAAGCTGGCGCACTCAATGACCTGTCAGCCGCTATTGATGTTCGTAGGGGTTTGCGTGAGGCAATCGAGGCTCAATTACTTTTGCCTTATAACGACATTGTGGACTCTCTGGATGAGGTGGTCGCAGGGGTCGCCAGCCAATATCAAGCCCAGTTAGTTGGCGGCATATTGCCCTCAAATCAGGCATCCGTTATTGCTGAATTAAAGCGGTTAACCTTTAGTGGGTTTGAGGATATTGCTAACTCTCACTTAGACACTATGGCACGATTAGTTTATCAATCGACTTTAGTAGGTGAGGCTTCAACTGATCTTGTGCAGCGTATTAGGCACTCAATCAATGGGGTTTATATCAGAGCCAATTCAGATGAGATCAATGACCTTGTTGAGTTTGTTAGGGATAACAAAGACGATCCAGCCAAGGTCGAGGCAGTTGATCAAGCGATTAGCAGGCTTCAAAGGGAGTACGCTTCTGATCGAGCAGGGCAAAACTTAAAGCGATATGTCGGGGTTTATTCCCATGATTCGTTAATGCAGTTCTCTGCAAACATTAACTACTCAGTGGCAAAAGAGCTAGGTGCTGATAAGTGGGTTTACTTTGGCGCGTTAGTTGAGGACAGCCGCCCCTTCTGCCAGAAATACAAAGATCAAGTTTTGACCACAGATCAGATTAATGAAATATGGGCTAACGAGACTTGGGCGGGTAAAGCGTCAGGCAATCCATTCACAGTGCGCGGTGGTTATCGCTGCCAGCACCATTTTAGAGCAACCTTTGATGACTGATCTGAAATTTGATGACCCAAAAGTAGCTGAAAGGTATAACGAGGCGGTTAATGATTACACTGATTTATTCGGTGAACACCCGCCAACGATTGAAGCCCCGATACACTGGGATAGTTTAGAGTGGCTTGAATTAGTAGAAGATTGCATTTCAGACGGAGTGCCTATGGATTTTAAACAGGGGAGTATTTTATGAGTGAAGTAGCAGAAGTAATTGAACCAACATCTAGTGCAAATGAACCAGAAAAGACCTTAACTCAGGCCGAAGTAGACAAGATTGTCGCAGATCGTGTGGGCCGTGAGCGCAGAAAGTTTGAGAAGAAATACGATGGGGTCGATGTAGACCAATTCCAAAAGTGGCAGGAGCAACAAGCCAATGCAGAAGAAGAGCAAGCAAAAGCTAAAGGTGAGTTTGAAAAAGTCATCAAGCTACAAGCCGAAAAGAAAGACGCGGAAATAGCAAGGCTGAGTAAATTAGTCACTAATAACGAGGTTGATGGGGCATTGTTAAGGGCCGCAGAATCAGGAAGCGCAATAGCTCCTACTCAAGTCACTGAGCTATTAAAAGGCAAAGTGAGACTAAACAGCGAAGGAAGGGCAGAAGTTCTGGATAACGATGGAACAACGCTATATGGTGACACTGGTGAACCATTAACAGTCAAACAATTAGTTAATGAATTCCTTACGACAAACCCGCATTTTGTCAAAGCCTCTTCTGGTGGCACTGGCTCAAGTGGGAATGTTGGTGGCAATACACAGAAGCCTAAATCTGTGGGTGATATGTCCAGCAAAGAATACGCTGAACATAGAAAAATGATAGGTCGCGGCAATAATGTCGGTGGCTACATCAAACCCATTTCGTAAGGTTTTCTGTTTAAGTTGCCTTGCGTTTGTTTTTAAATAACGTGAGGCACTTACCATGGCAGCATCAACAACATCAACACTTGAC